AAATAAAACAAAATATCATATAAAACTTAAGACATTCAATTTATAAAATGAGAAAAACCACAGAAACAATCAAAGATATAAAACCTGATCCAAAAATAGTTTCCATGTTCAGTTCAGTTGGCAAGGAGCTTCGAATTGTAGACAAAGTTGACGTTGTTGCTCATAATTTTAACATATCTCTAAATTCTTTCAGGAAGGGACCAATTTACATATCAATTAAGCCTATAGAGTTTGATTCATATCTTGCTGGATCATCTTACGTTTCAGATGAATCTTTCATCGACAGAAAGAACATAGTTATTCAAGACAATAATGAAGGGAGAGAGCTTCACAACTCTGTTCTTTCTTTTTTTATTGGTCTAAAAGCATTTTCCGAACCAGACAAATCTTTTGAGAAAGTGTTTTCCTTAGATTCAAGAAACAATAATTCTTTTAAATTGACCCCAGACATGATCTGGGTTTCTGGAAAGAAAGTCTACATCCTCGAAGTCAAAACATCCATATCACAAATGACTGGAGTTGAGCAAACATCTGACATTCTGAAGAAGGCTTTTGCCAAATACTCTTTGCCTTCCTATTATCTAAAAGGCTATGATGTTAAGATAGGAGTTATTCTGGTTACCAGAACTAGCATTCACACAAACTTAAACCTGAGCGAAGGAGATTGTAGAATGATATTAGCTCACTTCAAAATAGGACAAAAAATCGTTGTCAGTGTAGACATGCTAATAGACAAAGACAAAGTTAAAGACTACAAATCTGAACTTGACCAAATTCTGAAAACAGTAGGAGGGGTGTCACTTCAAAACATACCTGTTGAGAAAGATCTTCCTTTCATGGATAGAAACTACATAAGATCTATTTATAGACCAGACGAAGATTCAGAGAAGTATCTTTATCAGCTCAGAGATAGACTTTTTACAAGAGCTGCGCTTGAGGTGAAAAAAGAAGGCTCAAGAGAAGACAAAGTCATTCTGGAAGAAATTACAAAGACTTATGAGCTGGCTTATAAGACATGGAGAGAGTGTGGAGTTCAGTTTTTTGATTCAAAATCAGTCAAAAGCCCTTGTAGTTTCTACAATATTGAAGTCATAGTGAGGTCTCCCGGTAGAATAATAAACAAAACTAACACAAGAGGAATCATGTCTTGTCCAAACAGAAGTTTAAATTATCAAGTGGCAAAGAATTGTATTTTAGAAGTTTTAAAGTTAGAAGAAAAATATAGAGGTGGTCAGGAATCTTATGCTGAAGAAAGAATGAGACATCAAGATGGCCTAATTAAAATATCTTTATCTAGAGAAGAGATCACCTCTCTGGAAAAAAGAGGCGTTTACAAAATTAAAAATTTAAAAGAAAGAAGAGAAAGATCTGTGATGAGTAAAGGGATTTTTTCGTCAACTTGTGAAACTTTAGACATAGAGATATTTCTGAATAAGGGATTGATGAAAATGTTAGAGCAGAAGAGAGAAAGTTTTCTTGACGAGAACTCTATGATTCTCATAGATCAAGCCAGATCATCAGATGAGCTATACAGATCTGAAGCCAGAGAAGATTTTGTAGAATTCTCGAAGACTGCCTTTGGAAATATGTGTTTAGTGACAGACAGAATAATTCATGTCATAGTTTGTGCTGCTCAGAACACTTATGGAAAAGCCAAAGGATCTTTCATAGTAAAAAAAGTTCCTGAGCTTCCTATTTTTGTAATTTTGAAGGTCACAACTCCATCTAAGAATTTTGTTTGCTCAATCTTGGCTCATTCTGGCATGACAAAGAAACTGGAGCTTCCTTTTGGTCAGCCTGAGTCTGAAGGTTCATGGAACTTTTACGATTTCAAAACCCTTGATCGCCATAGAGCTTTCCATCTCTCGTTTTCTTTCCAGAAAATGTTTTCTCTTCTTGCCACTTTTTGTGAATTAAGAAGCACAACCATGTCTGACTTTCTCAAAAACCCTTCTTTTTATCCAGAGCTTTGCACTGAGCTGGCTATGGCTTATCTGGTTCATCAAGAGGGAAAACAAAATACTTCAAATGATCTTCAAATAAACAGATATTTCTACATGAATTCTATTAAAAGTTCTTTGTATCCAGAGAACAACATGCTAGCATGGAAGAAATTGACGATGATGCCTAGATCTAGACTCCATTCTTTGATATTGAGAAAGATGCTGGATACACATCATAAGAATGGGACGAACCCAAATCCAGCCAAGTTTCACCCTGTGATTTCAAAAAAGAAAGGAGTAGAAGATGGAGAAGAAAATGAGGTGCCTTTGTCGTATGACAGAATAGAAGGGCTACTGAGCTGGGTCACTGGAACAGACTGCCCCTCCTTTGAGCATGCCATAAATTTTTCATACTTAGGAGTTATTCATAATAAAGACGAATTAAATAAAGATCAGGCTATGTTTAAAGTCTTTGAAAAAATCATTTCTGAAGAAATGAAATTGGAGAAAGTAGACAAAAATGATTTAGGTTTGAATGAACCTAGTTCTTTTCCTGGAAACCACGAATTTAGCCCAATGTTTGTAAGGTCATGCACCTATCTTTTTAGGAGGTATTTAAATAAATCAGGAGTTTTGGATATAGAAAAAACAATAACTGATAGAGTCAGCAAGGAGTGGGACAAAATTCTCCTAGAGTTCGCCACATTCAAAGCTTCCACGAGTCTAACACCGTCTGAAGAACTAGATCTCACAAAGACTTATGATGATGACGTAAAGAAAGCAATTGAGCAAGTTATGTTTCTCTTGAAAAGCCACCTAAAAGGAAGCATTAGATCTCTTGAGATGTTAAAAACAATAATAGAGCTAGTCGAGAAAAATGGAGTTAAGGTTTCCATATTTAAGAAACAACAAATAGGAGGCACAAGAGAGATTTGCATATTGG